ATCGTGAAAAGGCATCCGTGCGTTTTGTGCCGCGCAACATGTTTATCGGTAGTGGTGGGTATTAATGGGTAATAAGTTTTCGTCGGGCAAGTATTCGATTTCGCAATGCGACCGATGCGGTTTTAGATACAAACTAAAAGAACTTAGGCGGCTGGTCATTAAGACCAAAAACATAGATATTAAGGTTTGTAAAGAATGTTGGGAGCCGGATCAACCGCAGTTATCATTGGGTATGTACCCCGTGTACGATCCCCAAGCCGTAAGAGAACCGCGTCCGGACACCACATATTTTCAAGCAGGTCTTAGTGGTTTAGGAACAAACCCCGATGCAGGCCCAACCGAGGAAGGTTATGGGACGCCTACACAGGGTAGTAGGATTGTGGAGTGGGGGTTTAACCCCGTAGGATTTAGTAACCCATTAAAGTTACCGTTTCAGACGAATAAGTTAGTGGGTGTGGGTGAAGTTGGTTCGGTAACAATAACGACTACATAGGAGTTAAAGATGAAAGAGACGGCAATGAAACAAGTGGCTAAAGCCGAAGTCAAGTCCCACGAGCAAAAAATGCACGGGGTCAAGAAAATGGCTCGTGGCGGCAAAACTAATGCCCAAATGAAACAACTTGGGCGTAATCTAGCCAAGGTAGCCAATCAAAAGGTATCATCCTTTACATATAAAAACTCCGGAAGGGGTCGATAATGGATAAGCCAGTCAAACAAATACCGATTGTGCCTAACAATAATGGGTACCCAAATAATGTGCCTAGCACTCAAACGGTTAAAACCCGTGGCACTGGGGCGGCTACCAAAGGCACTAACTCTAGTAAAAAATTGGGGTAAGTAGTGAACTACTCAACGCTGTTTCAGACCATACAGGCGTATGCTGAGAATAACTTCCCAGATACGGTGGTCGCAACTACCACTGCTACGACTACATCTTTTCTTACAAAAGATCAGGTTGACACGTTTATTCGTCAGGCCGAGCAGAGGATTTATAACAGCGTTCAACTTCCGGTCTCAAGAGAAAACGTAACAGGTAGTTGTACAAGTGGTAATAGATTCTTAGCCACGCCCACAGATTGGCTTGCTACGTTTTCACTAGCCCGAATTGATCCAAGTGGGTCACAAGAGTACCTGTTAAATAAGGACGTTGAGTTTATTCGGGAGGCTTTCCCAAGCCCTACCGAGACGGGTGCTCCCACTCATTACGCTATTTTTGATGAGAATACATTTATTTTAGGGCCGACTCCAGACGCAGACTACAACATGGAGTTGCACTATTACGCCTACCCGGCGTCTATTGTCACATCTGGTACAACTTGGCTTGGTACTAATTTTGATTCCGCTCTTCTCTATGGCTCATTGCTAGAAGCCTATGCGTTTATGAAGGGTGAGAAAGATGTTAACGACAACTATGTTGCCCGTTATAATGAAGCGCTTGCCATGTTGAAACAACTTGGTGAAGGTAAAGACCGTCAAGACATGTACAGAACCGAACAAGCGAGGTATCCAGTCCGATGAGCACAATGAGCGAAGTAGCCTTCCTTTTAGGGGGCTCAAATGTCAAAGTATTAACAACTTCTGGGCGTGGGTTTTTGCCAGAAGAAGTTGCAGAACGGGCTTTGGATAAAATTATTTCTGTAGGTTCGCAAACGCACCCTGCCATTCGGGATCAGGCAGAAGCGTTTAAAAATCAAATCCGTCAGGTTTTGGTGTTTTACATGAAGGAAGCCATTAAGTCTAACCATACGACATTGGCTCTTAAGTTCAGGAAAGCGGGACATCCTGAGTTTGTTAAACTTTTAGATGAATAAAGGAGCCTAATATGGCTATCACGCAAGCAATGACCACCTCGTTTAAGGCCCAACTTTTGTTGGCTGTACACGATTTCCGTCCGTCAGCAGATACAGGTGCAGATATTTTTAAAATTGCTCTGTATACATCCTCAGCCTCATTGGATGCCAATACAGTTGCTTATACCGCTTCCAACGAAGTTAGTGCTGTCAGTACTAACTACACGGCTGGCGGGCAAGCACTAACTAACACAGGTGTAACGGCAACCAACATCAACGCCAACACCGGTACGGGCTTTACTGACTTCTCTGACGAGACTTTTGTAAACGCTAACTTTACTGCTCGTGGCGCTTTGATTTATAACACCACGCCTTCAGCAAACAGCAATGCTAATACCACGTTGACCAATGCATCGGTTTGTGTGTTGGACTTTGGTGCTGACAAAACCGCTTCGGACGGTGACTTCACCATCATTTTCCCAACTAATGACGCATCGAACGCAATTATTCGTATTGCTTAATTAACCACCTCCCCTAAAGGACAAATCATGGCTGGTTGGAGCATAGGGCCTTATGGGGAGGGTGACTTTGGTGTAGGTAACCCAAACGCTTTAGTAAGTGTTACTGGAATTGAAGGAACCGGAGAAACCGGAGTTGTTGCGTTTGTTTTTGAGGCAAATGTATACCCAATCGGAGTACAAGGTGACGGCGCAGTAGGTGAAACAGAAGAACAATCTGCTTATTACGTTACTGGAGTCGAAGGTTCTGGTGTTGTTGGTTCTTTAAAAGTAAGCACAGATGTAAACTACATTGGCTGGGGTTCAGGCCCTTGGAGCCGTGGCGCTTGGGGTGCTGATTTTCGTGGAACAAATGTAGACCCTGTAACTGCCACCGGTTTAGTTGGTTCTGTTTCGTTACAAACTGCCGCAAATGTTTTCCCAGTTGGAGTTGAAGGTACCGGTGAAGTTGGTCAGGTTGACTTTAGATTTAATGCAAATGTTCGGCCTACTGGAGTAGTTGGTAGTGCGTTATTTGATCCAGTAGGAGTTTCTGCTGGAGCCGATTTTGAACCGGCTGGAGTTCAGGCTGTAGTAGAACTTGGGCAAGACCTTGTAACTGCTGCTGCTAATGCGCCTGTTATTGGAGTTGAAGCGACGGGTGAGGTTGGAACACAGACAGTAATTACAAAGGTTGATGTTCGTTTAGTAGGAGTTATTGGTACTGGGGTACTTGGGCAAGAAGAAGTAAAAGGTAGTGCGATAGTTTCCGTAACTGGAGTTCAAGCCTCGGGAGAAGTTGGACAATTAGCACAACGCACTGCTTATTATGTTACTGGAGTTGAAGGCACTGGAGAAGTTGGAACCGAAACTGTAGTTGGTAAAGCAAATGTTTACCCGATAGGGGTTGTGGGGACAAGTCAGTTAGGGGAAACTGATGTAATTGGTATAGCCAATGTACCGGTAACAGGGGTCGTAGGAACCTCAGTGCTTGGTCAGGTTGAGCAGAAAACCATTAATAATGTCCCAGTTTCACTACAACAAGCAACTGGAATAATAGGAACAGCAGTAGCAAGTATTCCAGAAAGCGTATCTGTAACGGGGGTTCAAGGACAAGGGCGTGTCGGAAAAGTTTTGATCTGGAGTAAAATTAACCCTAATCAAAATCCTAACTGGCAACAGATTAATGATGTACAAACACCAAATTGGTTGCCAATAGCAGCCTAATTTAAGGAGTAAAAAATGGCAAGTACGTATAGTAATTTAAAAATTCAACTTATGGCTACCGGGGAAAACTCGGGGACATGGGGCACTGTAACTAATGACAATCTAGGGACGGCATTAGAAGAGGCTATCGTTGGCTCGGCTGATGTAACCTTTGCTAGTGCAAACGTAACGCTGACGCTTACAGATACTAACGCAACCCAAACAGCACGTAATTTACGGTTAAATTTAACTGGAACCACGGGTGGCGCTCGGGATCTTATTGTTCCAGCGATTGAGAAGATTTATATCGTTAATAACGGTTGTGCAGATACCGTTACGATTAAGGTCACAGGTCAGACCGGTATAGCAGTCCCTGCCGGTAAGACCATGTTTGTGTATAACAACGGCACAGACTGCGTTAATGCAATTACCCATTTAACCTCTTTGACCCTTGCTACCGCACTGCCTGTTGCTTCAGGTGGTACCGGATCGACTACAGCCGCTTTCTCTGGCGCAAACATAACATCTCTAAATGCATCAAACGTGTCCTCTGGGTTATTAGCAGTTGCAAACGGCGGGACAAATAATGCGTTCTTTACAGTTAGCGGTCCTGCTTCCTCAGCAAAAACATATACTTTTCCAAACGAAAATATGTCGGTTGGGTATAGGAATATTCCGCCAGTAGGGACAAAAACAGGCTCTTACACACTTGCAACAACCGATGTTGGTGAATATGTACAAGTTGGTTCTGGCGGTTCAATTACAATTCCAGATGCTACTTTTGCTGAAGGAGATGCAGTTTCAATCTTTAATAACACGGCGGGTAACATTACAATTACTTGCACAATCACAACCGCTTATATCGCAGGGACAGACTCAGATAAAGCCTCAGTGACGCTGGCAACTCGTGGCGTAGCCACAGTATTATTTATCTCCAGTACTGTCTGCGTAATTACAGGGAATGTTACATAATGACTGGAATCTTTCAAATTCTTGCAGGTGGGGGCGCTGCGGCTAAAATTCCCATTGCGTTAACTATTTCTGCAAATACTTCAAACTACAACATATACGATAATCGTGGTGGTACTTATGTTGCCGGTAATTCCAAAGTTACTCTTACAATTAATTCAGGAGTTGTTGTTTTTAGTACGTCTACCGGATCTCCCGCTCTGACTACTGGTAGTTCTTGGACTACTGGCGATGAAATTACCATTGTAAACAACGGCACTATTTTAGGCAGGGGTGGTACTGGTGGTAATGGTGCCCTTCCCGGCGGCACTGGCGGTGGTGGTGGTGGTGCTCTTCAAGCCCAATTTGCAGTTAGTGTAGATAACCAAAATAGAATTGCTGGTGGTGGCGGTGGCGGTGGAGGCGGTGCAAGTAGCAGTGCTAGTGAGGAATCAGGAACTTACTCCGCCGGAGGGGGCGGTGGCGGTGGTGGGATTGGAAACGGGACTGGTGGTAGTGGCGGCTCAACAACCGGCCCTTTTATCCCCGGTCAATCTAACGGAAGCGCCGGTCAAAGTGGTACTTTAACTGCCGCAGGTAACGGAGGAAATGGTGGTGCTTATCCCTTTGGCCCCGCTCAGCCATTTCCGGGCGGCGTTGGTGGTGCTGGCGGAACGTATGGTTCTAGTGGCAGTGCCGGTGCTAATGCATATGCATTTATAAACGGGGGGCCGGGGGGTGGTGGAGGGTTTGCGATCAGTGGAAATTCAAATATTACATGGATAAATTTTGGTACTAGAAACGGTTCTATTACATAAAGGAGTTTTAAATGGCTTTAAATTATAAAATTAGGAAATTTGATATTGATTTTGGTCAAATTTCGGTTGAATACTTTTCTGATGATGGGACATACAGTCAAGAATATAGTATAGATTTGCCAATTAAATCAGACAACACTTATCCAATTGGCTCTGAGTTAGCGGAAATTATTAATAGTATGGCTCCAAATTTTAATTATGAGCGAATTGTAAAAATTAATGCCGGTGTTAGTAACGCTTCTGATATTCAAAATTTAGTTGAACCCCATCCAGTTGTGGCTCCCGTCCAACAGATAGAAGAGCCAGCAGAAGAAAATGTTCCAACATGAAAACCATAACAGAAGCGCATAAGATAGACGGTGTAAAAGTTTGCCGTTCGGAAGAAGTCCATGTTTGTGCCGCTTGTGGGTATGACTTGGATGAGGCTGAGTTAGAGGCTGATACTTGTTCTGATTGTGGAGTTCCTCTAAAGTTACGAAAGTCCGTATCGGTCTGGGCTACATCCGTACCTAAAGCCGGTGCTAAAACTTGGGGGCAAACGTAAAATAAATGGTTCATAACCTTTTTCCAACTCCAGTTGCAATCTATAAGTTAGACCGTGAATTAACAGAGGATGAACTTATGTTTATTAAGGGTCAAGAAACCCGACCTAACACAGGGAATGTAACTTCTGTTGATAACATGATTCTTCGTAATCACTCAATGACAAAGGTGCGAGACTTTATTGAATCAAGCGTGTCTGAGTATTTTAAGACCATCTATAGCCCAAAGCATGATGTGAGCCTGAGAATTACACAATCTTGGATTAACTATACCGAACCGGGACAATACCACCACAAACACGCTCACCCTAACTCGTTTGTGTCTGGCGTGTTTTATCCCCAAGCAAATCGTGAGACAGATAAGATTCACTTTTTCCGTGATGGGTTTCAGCAAATCAAACTACCTCCAAGCGAATGGAATGTTTGGAACTCTGAAAGTTGGTGGTTTGATGTAGGGACTGGAGACTTAATCCTATTTTCGTCAAGCCTAACTCACATGGTTGAGACTGTTAAAGGTGAGGATACAAGAATTAGTCTTTCTTTTAATACTTTTCCAGTTGGTTTGGTTGGGGACGAAATAGGTTTAACTCGTCTTAAACTTGACTCAAGTTTTGTTATTTAGGGATAGGAATGAATCTTGGCGGACATCGACCCAATACTCACTGCGGCAAAGGGCGCAACGCAGGGAATCAAATCGGCGATCCAGTCGGGCAAGGAGTTGTCGTCTGCGGTAGATGATATTCAGCGTCTGGGTGTAGCCGAGTTACAAGCCAAGCAAGCATTTAAACAAAAGCAACGGGTTGTTACAGGCGATACCACCATCATGACCGCCTTTGCCGAGTGGCGCAGATTAAAGCAAATTAAAGAAGCAGAGCAGGAATTAAAGGATAGTTTAATAGAGCGGTACGGCAAGTTTGAGGCCGAGAAGGAATGGGTTGAGATTCTGGCAATTAAAGAGCGCCAGATGAAAGAGGTCAAAGAAGGCAAGGACGAGTTTGGCAGGGATCTGGCTAAGTTAAGACTTTTAAAGATCTGGTGCTTCACCATAGCGTTCTTCATGGTAACTGTTTATTACATTGCTAAAGGACATCTGTAATGACCACCATTGCCGCTAAGTTTTCTACGGGAGAAATTGCCGCAGATAGCATGGTAAGCGGCGATGATAGTTTTTATTTGGTAGAGAAGTTGCGGCAGGGCAAGGATTGTATTTACGGTGCCTGTGGTGATTGGGACAAGATCCTAAAGTTCTATCAGGTAATGGAGGCCGGGGGTGACTTGGATTCCGATACCGAGGTTACGGTAATTGCTTTAAAGCACGACGGTTTGTGGATTTACGAGAGTTCGATTATTCCAGCAAGAATTAAGAATAATTTTTGGAGTATAGGGACAGGAGCCAACTTTGCCATAGCGGCGATGCATTTTGGGGCTTCTCCGAAGGAGGCGGTTGAGATTGCTTGTTTATATGACTCAAGTTCTCATGGCCCTATTGATGAAATAAAACTACCGAGGAAACCCCGTGGCGTTAAGAAAAGTATCTGATGAAGAAATAGTCTCTGCGATGAAGAGGTTTGGTAGCACCCAAAAGGCGGCTGAACACGTAGGTATATCCGTCCGTGCCCTTGCTGAACGCAAAGCAAAGATCCAAGCAACTCAAGGTATTAACCTAGTTGCATACAACGCCCCGCAAGAAAAACATAGAACCACCGTCATCCCCGAAGACCGCCGCATTTTAGAACACAAAGTTGACAGCGGCATGGTGTTTATTGGATCAGACGCACATTATTGGCCTGATCAGATCACGACAGCGCACAAAGCGTTTGTATCTCTAATAAAAGAATATAAGCCTAAGACAGTCATCATGAACGGGGATGTAGTAGATGGCGCTAGGATTTCACGGCACGAGCCTTTGATGGGCACCAACCCACCTACACCAAAGAAAGAGATTGAGGCTTGCAGGGATCGTCTTGATGAGGTGCGTAACGCTACAAAGAACGCTGTGTTCTTGTGGACGATAGGTAATCACGACGCTCGTTTGCATCGGTACATCGCAGTTAATGCTCCTGAGATAGGAGATATGATGTCGTTGTGGGACTACTTCCCCGGTTGGCATTATGGCTGGCGGATTGATATTAACGGATCAGTTGTTGTCAAGCACCGGTATCACAATGGGGTACACAGCACGTGGAACAATGCCTTGAAATCGGGGCGCTCGATAGTGACCGGTCACTTACATCAGTTAAAAACCACCCCCTTTAGTGATTATGACGGGCGTCGCTGGGGGGTAGACGCCGGGACGCTGGCAGAACCTTATGGTGAGCAATTTGTATATACAGAAATGAACCCGGTCAATTGGTGCTCAGGGTT